AGCGTTGGCAAATACGATGTGGTGGCTGTGACCGGCCCCGGCTATGCAACCAAGCGCCAAGAGTCGCTAGAGGCTATGGGCCAGATGCTGCAAGCCAACCCATCATTGTGGGCTGTGGCTGGCGATTTGTTCGTCAAGAACATGGACTGGCCTGGGGCGCAAGAAATGGCAAAACGCTTTGCCAAGACCATTGATCCAAAACTGATGAGTGACGGCGAGGACAATCCGGCGCTTGCCGCTGCACAGCAGCAGATGGAGGCGATGGGTCAGGAGATGGAGCAGATGCACCAGATGCTGCAAAACGTCGGCAAGTCCATTGAGGTGCAAGACCAAGAGCGCAAGGACTACGAAGCCAAGATCAAGGCGTTTGACGCCGAGACCAAGCGCATTTCTGCCGTGCAGGCCGGTATGTCACCAGATCAGATTCAAGAGATCGTGTTGGGTACGATTCACGGCATGATTACCAGCGGCGACTTGATTGCCGAAATGCCGGGTCAGGATGTTGATATGGGTGCTGAGATGCCGATGGAAGGTATGGAGCAGCAGATGCCACAAGGGATGCCACAATGACCGCCGCACAATTTGTTGGTTTGCTGTTCCTTGGACGCGATGTAGCGCACAGCGTACATCTCAACACCCGCAGTTTCAGCAAACACATGGCGTTGAACACGTTTTACAACGAGATTGTGGAACTAGCCGATACGTTTACCGAGGCATACCAAGGCAGGCATGGTTTGGTGGGGCAGATTTCGGTTCCGGCGAACAAAAAAGCCGCCAACATTATTGAGTTTTTACAGGCTCAACTTGATGAGATTGAGGTTGTTCGATACGACGTGGTGGACAAAAAAGACACCGCTTTGCACAATTTGATTGACGAAATTGTGGCGTTGTACTTGTCCACGCTGTACAAACTGCGGTTCTTGGCATGACGATTGTTGTTAACCACTCAACACCGGCTGACGGTTCGTTCAGCAGCACCGGCGCTGCTGCATGGAACGCCAATCACACGTTGAGCGGGGTCGGAACCTTGGCGGAACAAAACGCTAACGCAGTTGCAATTACTGGCGGCGCGATTAACGGCACTACAGTAGGTGTTACAACGCCAGCGTCAGGCGCGTTTACTACTTTATCTGCCACAACTCCTTTATTAATTAGTTCTGGCGGCACATCCGCAACGTCAGCCAATGCTGCGTTCAATAAGTTGTCAAGTTATCAGACATATGTTAACTCAGCAAGCCCAAACCTTGACAGCACAACCGCACAAAACGTGTTTTTTACAGGAACTGGTACCGGTTGTTATTTGCCAGACATAACAACCCTACCAATAGGGTACTCGCTCCACATTGTCAATCAGACAAATGCCGCTTTTTTAGTATCTGATTTTAATAGTACATCCTTATACCAAATGCCAATAAATACAGGCGCGGTATTTGTTTATGTTGGCTTAGGTAGTAGCACACAATGGACGTACTCTATATCAGACTTATGGAGCGGCGATGATGGTGTAGCCAGCGGTAATACAGGCATTACCGGAACGGGCAAAGTTGTTTTACAATCAGCGCCAGCAATTTCCAATGCAACCAGCATAAGCATTCAAAATGCTGGTGCTTCTGGTGGGTTGCAGATGATTAGAAACAGCGATGCAGCAACAGCAAGCACCAGAACGTACTATGATTCATCAACTAGTGTTGCCTGCATCTACAACAGCAGCGGCAATCTTTTCTTTAACACTAATGCAACGATTGGTGGTTCTGCTGGATCAAATCAAATGCGGGTATCACCAACCGCATCTGCTGTAAATTACGTCAATATAACTGGCGCTGCTACTACAGGCGGCGCTACACCAGCAAACGTGACGATTACTGGTACTGGAACAGACACTAACGTCAACTTGGTGCTGGCAACAAAAGGCACAGGCACCATCAAGTTTGGTACCTATACCGCCGGTCTTGTTTCTCAAGCAGGGTACGTTACCATTACCGATTCTGGCGGAACTACTCGAAGACTACTTGTAGGATAAACATGGCACTTTTGAAACCAATAGAAACCGACTACGGCATTTACGCAACCTATTGGCACATTGGAGCCATCCAAGAAAGTTTTGGGGGCAAGAGTGCTGAAGTTACATTTTACGGTTACGCATCCAAAGCCGCACGCGACGCTAGTAAGCACCCCTTAACGGCTGGAAAGATGGAAATTGTTGGTGCAGATTACGCTCCCGACATGACTCGCCCTGCGGTGTACGCGCTCATGAAGCAGCGCCCAGAGTTTCAAGACGCGGAAGATTGCTGATATGGCATCAGGGCCATTTTTTTCCGGTTTGTTTTTCAACGGCGGTTTTTTCCAATCTGTTGTTGTGTATTTGGATGAACTACTAATTACAATTCGGTCATTTACTGAACGGAGATTTTAATGGCTCTCACTCTCAAAGCTGTAACCACTCGGCTAGGTTACCAACAGATCACTTCTTTGAGCGCGTCAACCGCGCTTACCGTGCCTATCGTGGACGTTAACGGTTTGTCGTGCAAGCCTAGCATTGCTATCATCACCGCTGAGACTCAAGCAGTCCGGTGGCGTGACGACGATGTGGCCCCGACCGCTTCAGTCGGTATGCCTTTGGCCGCAGGCGTTACGCTGCAATACGACGGCGATCTGACCAAGATTCGGTTTATTGAGCAGACGGCCAGCGCCAAGATCAACGTCAGTTATTACGCATAAGGGGTCAGTCATGGACATTATTAACGATACTGCCGGTATGGACTACTTGACGTACTTTACGACCCAGATGCCAAAAGATTTGGCGTCTATGGCCGCGTTGCGCGATGAACTGGCGATCCGTCAGGGCGCATTGTCGGCAGCAGCAGACACCGTGAAATTGAAGGCCGATGCTGCGGCGGCGCTGGAAGTTGCCAAAACTGACGCTGCGGCAATTTTGGCTGATGCCAAAGAGCAAAACGCTGCGGCTAAAGCCAAGAAGACTGCACAAGACGCCCGTGAAAAAGAATTGAGCACCCGCGAAACTGACATGGCGGCTACGTTTAGTGCCCGCGACAAAGAATTGAGCCTGCGTGAAAAGCAAGTTCAATCGCAGAAAGACTCCTTGGATGCTCAAGAAGCCAAGTTGTTTGCTGACGCAGCGCAGTTGGCGTCTGACCGCGCTGCGTTGGAAGCACGCATCAAAGCGTTTCAAGACAAAGTGGCAGCACTAAATGTCTAACAAAAAGATCACCCAACTACCGCCGTCAGCCACCCCGCTGACGGGCGCGGAGATTTTGCCTGTCGTGCAAAGCAGCGCGACGGTGCAGACGAGCGTCAACAGCCTTGGCCCAGGCATCGGCTACGCGCCAGCCGGTACGGGCGCGGTAGCCAGAACTGTACAGGCCAAGTTGCGTGAAAGCGTTTCGGTCAAGGATTTTGGGGCGGTGGGCGATGGGGTGACGGATGATACCGCTGCTATTCAGGCGGCTATTGACAGTTTGGGTGCATCTACTGGGGGCACTATTTATCTGCCTGTTGGCACCTATCGAACAACTGCAATTTTGGCTTGTACTCAGCGCGGCGTGTCACTTATTGGTGATGGCGCAGACGCCTCAATCATTACGGCTGAACATAGTACAGGGGCTGTTGTTCGGTTCTATCGTCGATTCAGCGGGTTGAGAAATATAGGGTTGTCGGCGGCTGGCGCTCGGGCGGCGGCTACTAATACAACTGGTTTTGGTGTGCAGTTTGAGTGCGAAGACGTTGTGGACAGCACGACCATTCGTATGCAGAGTTGTTTTCTAGACAACGTATGTATTCAGTTACAACCAGGTACAGGCGCGTATTGGGTTGGCCCTGCCACTCAAGAAGGCCACATGCAGAATTGCTACATCAACGCCAATCGTGGTCACGGGTATGCCGTTGATCGAGGTCAGTTGAGTGGAAGAACTAACTTGACAGGGCCACAAGGCTGCATGACGTTGGACACATGCGGTTTCTATAGCAACAGCGGAAATGGTGCTGCTTGTGGATATCCATCTGACACAACAGGGACATCCTCGCTAAGAATTGTTGTAGAAAACTGTGAATTTAGCGCAAATGCAACAAATGCTGCCGTGTATTACACCCAACATCAGGTGTACATGATTGGCGCAAACCATGAAGTTCGTGCTTCAGTTGTCAGCGGCGCATCAGTTGGTGGTGGCATTTATATTGCTGGGCGCAACATTTGGTTGCGAAACAATAGATATCTTGACGTTACTGAAGCAGTACGAGTTGATAACCGCCCTCTGTACTTGACAACAGACGGCATCAACATTGAGGGTTTGACTGTTATCAATGCAACGCTTGGCGCAATTAGCCCAGCAGTTGTTGTTGTTAATGGTGCGTCTAACATCCGTATTCTTAACTGGTTAACGGGCAGTATTGGCACTCTGGTGACGCCTAATGTGCCGGGAATTCAGATTGATGTAGTCCCGCAAATTGTTCAAAAAATTACCGATCAAATTGTTAACAACAGCGCAGTTCTGCAAAACGATACTGAATTGAAGTGGTATCTTGCGGCCAACTCAAACATTTACTTTCAATGCGTAATTGAACATATTTCTGGGTCAGCCGTACCAGACTTACAAATAGCGTTTACGATTCCATCTGGCGCATTACGTTGGGGGCCAAGCAACGGAATTAAAGTTGACGCTGCTGACACCGTAGTTCCGCAAGTGCAGACATTGGCAAGTGGCACATCTGTGATTTTTGGTTCAGCTACTTCTCGTAGGCAAATTGTGATTGAGGGCTCGGTTGAAAACGGGGCAACTGCTGGATTCTTGCAACTGCAATGGGCACAATCGGTTGCTACGGCTGTCAACACTACTGTGTACGGCAATATGTCTCATCTTCGCATTTGGCCTAAATACTGATGATTAACGACCTATTTGAACCCCCGCCAACATGGTGGGAAATCATTAAAATGATTTTTAACCGTACTGGCCCGACGACCAGGGAATCTCAGGATTCAATAAATGACTGAAGAAGTTGAAGTAGTAGCGGAAGCACCCGCGCCGGAACAGGTGGCTACGGCAGCGCCTGAGCCAGAAGACCAAACGCCGGAAGTAGCTGATGAAGCGCCCTCAGAAAAACTGTTCACGCAGGAAGAACTGAACGCTGAATTCGGCAAGCGTCTCGCAAGAGAACGCCGCAAGATGGAACGAGAGTTTGCTGCAAAGCAGGCACCTACCCCGTTAGTGGAAAACGCTGACACGCCAGAGGCTTACGCCGAGGCGTTGGCCTATCAAAAGGCCGAGCAGATTATCCGAGAGCGTGAGGTGCAAAAACAGCAGTCAGAAACTCTTGAGAGCTACCGCGACAGAGAAGAAGAAGCACGGGATAAGTACGAGGACTTCGAGCAAGTTGCGTACAACCCCAACCTTCGAATTACTGAAGTGATGGCTCAGTCGATCCAAGCATCTGAAATCGGCCCTGATGTGGCTTATTTCTTGGGGGCGAACCCCAAAGAGGCAGATCGTATTTCCAAGTTGCAGCCTATCTTGCAGGCCAAAGAAATCGGAAAACTTGAAGCCAAATTGGCTGATAATCCCGTTGTCAAGAAAACGACCAGCGCACCAACCCCGATTGCGCCGGTTACCGCACGTTCTTCTGGTGCGCCTAGTTACGACACTACCGATCCTCGATCAGTCAAGACCATGAGCACAAGCGAATGGATTGCGGCTGACAGGGCTAGGCAGATAAAGAAACTTGAGCGCAACCGTTACTAACTTCATAAGGAATTTATCGTGGCTAATAGTATCCTCACAATTGACATGATTACGCGGAAGGCTCTCGAAATCCTCGAGAACAATCTGGTAATCACCCGCAACTGCAACCGCCAGTACGACGACAGCTTTGCTGTTGAAGGTGCAAAGATTGGTTCAACCCTGCGTATCCGCCTGCCAGACCGCGCTCTGGTGACGGACGGTGCCGCCTTGCAAGTGCAGGACGACAACGAGCAGTACACCACCCTGTCTGTTGCTTCGCAAAAGCACATTGGCGTCAACTTCACTTCTGCTGAACTGACCATGCAGTTGGATGACTTTGCAGACCGCGTGCTGAAGCCTCGTATCAGCCAGTTGGCATCGTCCATTGATGCTGATGTTGCCAACGCATACAAGTCGATCTATTCGGCTGTTGGCACCCCAGGCACGACCCCCGGCACCTCGCTGGTTCTGCTGCAAGCGCAACAGAAGCTCAACGAGAACGCAGCGGTTATGTCGCCACGTTACGCCACCGTCAACCCTGCTGCCAACGCCGCTCTGGTTGAAGGTATGAAAGGTCTCTTTAATCCAACCGATACTGTTTCAAAGCAGTTTAAGAACGGCATGATGGGCACCGGCGTGCTTGGCTTTGATGAAGTCAATATGTCGCAGTCAATCAAGCAGCACACTACTGGCTCACGTTCTACGACTGACACGATTTTGGTTAACGGTGCTGTTAGCACCCAAGGCCAAGCAACGATTAGCATTGACGGCGGTACTGGCTCGGCAACGATTGCTGTTGGCGACATTTTTACCATTGCCAACGTGTATTCGGTCAATCCACAGACCCGTGAATCTACTGGTTCGTTGCAGCAGTTTGTTTGCACCGCCACCGCTACGGCATCTTCTGGTGCTTGGACGAACGTTGCAATCAGCCCAGCAATCTACACTAGCGACAGCGCCTTGGCTACCGTTAACAGCTTCCCTGCTGATAACGCTGCTGTGACCTTCTTGGGTTCTGCTTCTACGCAGTACGCTCAGAATCTGGTCTACCACAAGGACGCCATCACGTTTGCTACTGCTGACCTCTTGCTGCCGCAAGGTGTTGACATGGCCGCACGCGCTGTTCACAACGGTATCAGCCTGCGCGTTGTTCGTCAGTACGACATCAACAACGACCGTATGCCTTGCCGTATTGACGTTTTGTACGGCTTCAGCACTATTCGTCCACAGATGGCCTGCCGCATCTGGGGTTAATTCTTAATTTTTAGGGGTAAATATCATGGCACTTCCTACTATTGGTGGCGGTCAGCAAATTGGCGACGGCAACCTCAATGAGGTTCTTCTTGGTTTTAATGCGGCTCCACAGACTGCGACTGCAACCGCAACGCTGACTGTTACTCAAATCATCAACGGTCTTTTGGTTGGTAGCCCTTCCACTAGCGCCGCAAGTTACACCCTGCCAACCGCAGCATTGATTGACGCTACGCTCACCAATGCCAAGGTCGGCAGCACGTTTGACTTGACCATCGTTAACTTGGGCACTTCATCGGGCCTGATTACGGTGGTGGTTGGTACTGGCATTACGGCAGTTGGCAACTTGGTTGTGGCTATCACCGGCAGCGCGGCTGGCGTTGGCGGCGCGGCGCAATTCAAGTTCCGCAAAACTGGTGATGCTGCTTACACGGTGTATCGCATTGCATAAAAGAAGGGGCTTCGGCCCCTTCCTTTTTCAAAGGATTAGAACATGGGTAATACCAAATCAATCGGCGTCGCGTTCAGCGACCAAGACATTGATGGCGGCACTATCGGCGCTGTCACTCCAGCAACCGTGGTTGGCACGACTGTCTACGCAACCAGCGAAATCGGCTACACAGCCGCAGCACAGGGCACGGTCACTCAGTTGACCAGCAAGTCCACCGGCGTCACGCTGAGTAAGTCGGCTGGCCGCATTACGATGAACAACGCTGCGTTGGCGGGTTCTACTGCGGTGTCGTTCACTTTGACCAACACTTTCATCAGCACCAACGATGTGTTGATTCTGTGCGTGTCAGGTGGCTCGGTAGCAGACGCCACGACGTATACTGTATACGTCAGCAGTTTGTCGGCTGGCTCGGCTGTCATCACGCTGCGAAACTTGACCGCTACCTCGCAGTCTGAGGCGGTGGTGATTAACTTCTCAATCATTCACGGCGCGTCGTAAAAAGGAGGGGTAGTCATGACGACTGCTGGAGATC